TTGCAACTCAATTAGGGTTTATCCGTAAGTATAAAAGTATGGGTCATTCAGCAGCCGAGTCTATAACTTTAGGTAAGGCCGAAGCTAAGAAGTATAGGGATGAATACTTTGCGAACATGGACGGTTCCCGCACATTCCTAAATCAAGTAGGGCAGACGATTAAATCTAGAGGGTGGGTTAAGAATAGATACGGTAGAAAATATACAGTAGAACGTGACTTCGGTTACAAAGCCGTAAACTATTTGGTACAAGGGACATCGGCGGACATCATGAATGAGAGAATCGTAGAAGTAGATAAGTTCCTAGCAGATAAGAAATCTAACATTCTACTACAGGTACACGACGAGTTGGTATTAGAAGTACATGACTCAGAGAGAGATTCCGTACCTTGGAAGGTACAAGAAATTATGGAAACAAACACTCTAAATATTCCGTTAAAGGTTGAAGTGGAGGAGTTCCCGGTTTCTTGGGCAGTTAAGGAATCAAGAATAGCGACAAAGCAGGGTCTTCTAGACTCTAAGACAGAAAGGCTAGTAATAGTATAATGGTATGGTTAATCGACAGAATGAATAAACCCACTACATTTGAAGAGGCAGTTTATCAAGCTGCATCGGATATTGCAGACGTAGTAATCAGCAAACAGAGAGATTATGGGCATGGAAATATCTTGAAGTTCGGGGAGCAGGGGCTAAAGGTTAGAATGTCCGATAAGATGGAACGCATTATACATCTTATGGAAAACGCTGAGGATGGTGAAGTGCAGAACGAATCTCTACTCGACTCCTTTACAGATATGGCTGGATATGCTATAATAGATGTAATGCTAAATCGAGGCACGTTCACCCTTAAGTTAAAGGAAGATCAACCTTCACTAACGGGTGGAGAACACATCAATCACTAACAATTACAAAAGGAGAAAAGCAATGGCTAAGATTGGCGCAAAAGTAGGGTATACCGTAAATCTAGGTGACTTTAATTCTATGAGAATAGACTTGGAATTTTCAGAAATTGATACAGAAGGTGATGTGGATGAGCAGATCAAGACTGCAGTAAATGATCTTCGTGGTGCTTTTTCAGAACTAGCTACTGAGGCTAAGAATGCCGTAGCAGAAGCAAGGAGTAAGTAATTGAAAGAACCAACCGAAGAAGAACTAGATGCAATCGAGAATGAGATTGATAAAGTGGAGGCCCTTGAAACTCAAGAAATAGGTAGAGCAGAGATTATAATGGATATTCTATACGAGCGCCAAGAGGCATTTAAGCGATGGGGAGACCAAGATACTAGGGATAATCCTCTTTGGTTAGCTATTGTTGATGCCCGTACAAGTTATATAGAGGAATCTATGGACGAGCCTGAGGATTTATATCTAGAAATTATTCAGGCTGCTACTATCTTAGTAGCATGGGCTGAAGCCGTAAAACGAAAGGAATTAAACGATGTCGAGTAAAGCATTGGAGTCTATGCTAGGCGATAAGAAATTAGGAATAGTTATGGGCAATGACCCCTCATTGGGCTATGATCGTCTTCCTTTTGGTGTGCCATCGCTTGATAAACTAACGGGTGGCGGCCTTCCCAAGAAACGAATGACAATTATCTACGGGCCGTCAGGAGTAGGAAAAACATTTCTTGCTTCAAAGATTGTATCTGAATTACAAAAGAAGAAGCCTGATGCTAGGATTGGTTGGGTAGATACAGAGCAGACTTGGGATAAAGATTGGCAATATAAGTGTGGGGTAAACCCGGATACTATTGCGGTTAGCCAACCTGATAGCGGGGAGCAAGCATTCGATGTAATGAAGTTTTGGGCGGGGGAGCAGTTCGATCTAATTGTATTAGATAGTACAGCGGGCATTGTGCCTATGGCATTACTAGATAATGATTTCAGTTATAATCCTATGGCGTGGCAAGCGCGGTTCTTAAACCAAAGCCTACCTAAATTTATTGGGCTGCTTAAAAACAACACAGCGTTTGTAATGATTAATCAGGTGCGTTCTTCTATAGGACCAGTAGCACTAGGTAATCTACCCGGTGGAGAAGGTCAGAAATTCTACGCCCATGTAATGCTTAGAGTTACACGTAAAGAATGGATTAAAGACCCACCATCATCTGAGCATAAGGTTGGGTGGTTGATGAGAGCAGAACTAACGAAGTCAAAGGTAGGAGCGGACCATTATGAAAGTGCTACAGTACCATTCCGTATGGAAGGTGGCATTGATATGATTGAAACATTCATTCGTGACGCTCTAAATTTGAAGCTAATCGTTCAGACAGGCGCATGGTATTCATGGCGTGACGGAGAGAAGATGCAGGGAATGAATGGTGTTAAAGGATTCTTTCAAGATAACGACGAGGAATTCGAACTGCTACAGCAAGCAGTACTAGATGCCAGCTAGCTATGACACGCCGCAGGAGCAAAAGGTGGCAACAGTCATAACAGCATCGGGATTACGATGGATGGATCAGTACCAAATTGACAGGTTCACAGTTGACTTTTGGGTGCCTGAGTTAAACCTAGTCGTAGAGGCTGACGGAGTCTACGGACACCTGCGTAAGCGGGACAAGTGGAGGGACGACATTCTACGAGAGAACGGTGTGGAATATATTTTTCACATTAAATCACAAACTAAGTCAGGAATCGAGGAAGAGTTTTGCCTAGCTTTGGAGACATTGCAAACAGAAGAAATAAGAAAAAGCCAAGAAAGAGTCGAGTAAGTAATCAGGATAAATGGATACTTAAACTTATTGACGATGCTACGGACGGTGGATTTTTTACCACTTCTAGAGGTAAAGTATTTTATCCATCGGCTTTGGGAAATCCTTGTGACCGGGCGTTGTATAATGATTACAATGCGGTTCCAAAAAATGATCCAATCACTCCTCAAACGCAGAGAAAATTTAACTACGGTCATGATCTAGAAGACCGAGTAGATAAGTACTTGCACAAGATGGGTGTAGTACAGGCTAGGGAACTTGTTGTAAAGTCGGAAAATCCACCTATTTCAGGACGTATTGACTTTATTGTTAAACATCCTAAAGAGGGGTTAGCCATAGTTGAGTTGAAGTCAATTCATGATAGTGGTTGGTCGGCGTTAATAGACAAGCCTAAACCTGAACATTTTGTTCAAATTCAGTTATACATGAATATGCAAGGCATAGACTATGGAATCGTGCTTTATGAAGACAAGAACGATCAGACCTACAAGGCATTCAAAATGACTGTAGACCGTCAGTTTTGGGCTGACATAAAAACTCGCTGTAACAGAATTATGGCAATGAACGCCCCGCCGGTTAACTGTACAGGAGAAAGATATTGTCGTTGTGGGGGAAAACGAGCGTAAGAAGCTAGTAAAAGAATTGGAGACACAAATGACAACCAACAAGAAATGGTCGATACAGGGAACTATAGATGACTCTAATGAGTATATTAAGCTATTAGAGATTCCTTCCTTTGGTAGACTAGCGGAAAACCCTGATCTAATAAAGAGGTACTCACAAGCAGGAACCTTCTCTAACAAGGAGTTGGAGGAAATGATAGCCTACTTTAGTGGGCATAAGCGTCAGCTAGAGATTGTTCATGGTAACCGAGAGTCTGCGCTAAGTTTGTACAACTCTGTCTACAATGAATCTTGTAATGCCGTTGCTTATCAGATACAACAAGAGCGTGAGGCCCAAGGATTAAAAAAATTCACAGGCAAAGAGATTGATGGTGCCATAGGCTCCAGACCTCAGATCAAGGATTTGAAGCAGTCGATCATGCGGCTAGAGACTGATGTACGAAAAATCAAAGCAGAGTTAGAGGCAATGACCACAGGATACAATGGAATATCTCGTGTAATCTCAGTACGTACTATGGGAGCTAACAATGGCCAGTTCGGTTAGGCTGATAGCAGGTATTGATACATCGTCTAAGGCGGTGCATATGGTAGTTCTAAATGTACGTGGAGAACTTCAAATGACTGCTAAATGGGAAAGCGATGCTAAGGATTCAGATGATCGTATGCATGAAATCTTTGAGGATATGTTTGATGATCTTGGGCTTAAGCAGATTGCTTTTGTAGCAATTGAAAAACCTATCTATATACAGAATCCATTGTCTACTGTTATGCTTGCTAAAATAGTGGGTGTTACACAAATGATGATGTGGTTCCACGGAGTAAAGTACTCACTAGTCGGTAATACAACATGGAAGAAAGCGGTTCTTGGAAGTGGACGAGCCTCTAAAGCCGAGATTCTTGCATGGGCGGAAAATGACGCCGATCAGATATTTGAGGAACAAGACTTCGCAGATGCATACTGCATAGCGAAATATGCTGTGAAAAATTTCCCAAAATAAATTGACTCAAAAACAGCAAAATTTCTACCATAGGTATAGTAGAATACAGTACACAAGGAAATTTAGATGACAAATTTACAAGGCTCACAAGTTAGCCTACAAGGAACTGCAGAGTTAGTTGTAGAATCATGGGCTAAACTTTATGACTTAGAAAACACTATAGAAAAGCAATCACTTCAAGTTCTTTCTGCAATGGTTTTACAAGCCATTGAAAACGAACGAGAAATGACAAGGGTAACTTTACAAGGAGAGATTAATCGTGGTAGAAAAGCAGAAGCACTTAAGCAGCGATCAAACATTCAGCAAAAAGCAGAAGCAGCCGGGGGAAACAGGTGGTACAATCGTGTACTGTCAGTTTTACACTTGCGTTCATAATACAGTTCTTGAGAACGAGAACAAGAAATCTTTAACGGACTTTAAGATGGGGTATGCTCCCATCTTCCCTAAAGAAGCAGAACTTAACGGTTTTTGTAATAGGGAAGTAATCGCACTAAAATCACCGGGCAATGTACCCACCAAGTTTCCAAACTGTTTTCAATACAGTAATAAGAAAGATGAGCATAGTTTGCATTGGGCCAATTCCCTAGATGCGCAAGGAAATGCTCTTGGTGGCATTATTGAATCCCAAAATCCAGATCATGGCTCACAAGGATATGTATAATTGCCCAGAGTAATTCAATCAAAAATTAGGCATAGAGCATTAGCCCTTTACTTAGACGGTAACACGGCTCCTGACATTGTAAATATTCTAAAACTGGAACATGAAGGTCTGTCCTTAGAGCCTCCTACAATATATCATTGGGCAGAATTAGGGAAGTGGAAAGAAATGCGGGGTGACAGTGAGGTCACAGCAGTTGCAGCAGTAGTGGAGTCTCACACGGAGAAACTTACTAGAATGAAAGAGCAGTCTCTCACCGACTACGAGAATCTTCGGGCCAAAGCCTCAAATGATTTAGATATGTTAGACTTTGCTACTGCCCCTGACGCAGCTAAAGCATTAGATGTTGCTTTGAAAGGTCAACGTGAAATGATGGAAGATATGATTCATGCTGACTTTATGCAAAAAGTAATAGACATTATAATGGAAGAAGTAAAAGACCCCAAAATACGGGCCGCTATCGGTATCAAAATGAGGGGTCTAATAAATAGTGGCTAAACAGATAAAGTTTAATGACGCCTTAGAGGATATGGCTAGACAACTTACCAATCTAGAACCGGGTACAGCCGTACCTAAAGTAGGATCGTTCTGGAATTTCATTCGTGATATATGGTCTCAGGGATTTGCCGAACCCGAGTTTTTCAATGTATGGCATGTAGGTCAAATATGTGAAGATGTAGATAGAGCCATAGAAGAAGGTAAGAATTATGTAGCTGTTATGCCGCGTATGCACTTTAAGAGTACTATTCTAGGACACGGCTTTTCAATTTGGACTTTGCTAAAGAAACCCGGAAATGAAGTTGTATATCTGTCCTATTCTGATCAAATGTCTCAAAGGCATATTTCAGAGATTAACAAAGAAGTAAAAGATAATGCACAATTATCTGAATGGATGACTGACAGAACACCAAAATCTGACAATTCATTCCGTTATATGGTAGGTGGTCGCAGGGCCGAAGTTATGCATCATGGTCTATTCTCTTTCCAAAGAGGATTGCACGTAGATGGTGCTATGGTAGCAGATGACATTTTGCGTGACTTGGCTAACCCCTTGGACGTAACGCAGATGCAGAAGGTAGAGGAACAGTTTATGACTGCTAACCTCTTCATTCCAAACCCCGGCTCTCCAATTATAGTAATTGGAACGCCTATGATGTCTGGTGATATTTTTGACCAGCTTGCAAAAGACGAGAGATTCTTATATCGTAAATTACCTGTATTTGATGAAGAATACAAAAAGTACAGAAAATACGATAGTAATGTACTATTCCCAGAACGATATGATACTGATTGGCTAAAGGCTCACCAAGAAGCTAAGCCAAAATCATTCGCATCTGAGTTTATGCTAGAACCTTATCTAGCAGGAGAGGCATACTTTACAGCAGACGAAATAAGGGCTGTGGAAGACCCCACCTTAAAGAAGGTGTCTATCCGCACGCCATACATAACAGAAGAAGGTGAAGAAATCTTTGCTGGCTTCGATGTAGGCAAGAAACGACACCCATCCCATTTAGCTATATTTAGTCGTAAAGGCGATAAGATTACACAGCTATATGAAGAATGGTTAGAAGGATGGAATTACGACGATCAAGCAGAATTCTTGAACGACATCGCACGTAAGTTCCCTATTACTAGGGCTTACATTGACTTGACACGGGGGGAATTAGAAGACAGACAATTAAACGTTGCGTGGCTACCAAAAATCTTTACTCAGAGAAACAAGTTTGAAATGGCACAAATATTCGAGCAAGCTGTGTTCTCTGGTAATCTTACGCTTTTGGCAGAGGATCGTCAACGTGGTCAAATTGTTTCAACATCAAATGATCTAAAGGCACCTGAAATGCCTGATGGTCATGGGGAGTCTTTTGTTTCTCTTGGTCTTGCATTACAGGCAGCATACGAACTTAGAGCATATGGGTATTCCTCAGTAGGGAGTTTGACTGAGTGGCAACACGCAGTTGCACCATCCGACGCAGATGATCCAGAAATCTCTAAGGAGAAGTTGACAGAAACGCCTGCGTGGATTATAATTGAGGATTCAGAGGAATTGTCTAATACCGGCGCACCAAACCCAAAATGCGCAGAATTGGCTTGCAACCCAAGCTTTTGGGTACCGGAGAATAATCTCTG